TGGAAGTAATGGAGAAAATCGAAGAGCTTGCCCGCCGGGTGTCTGCGGGGCAAGCCACCATTGACGAGCTGGCCGCTGAGCGCGGCTGGAGGATAATCGACGACTGGCGGGAGGGCCGCTGCGTCCTCCCGGAGCCGCCGCTGTGGTGCGTGGCGGACGAAGGCGGAGACTGGCCGTTCCCGGGCGCGCGGACGGCGGAGGAGGCCGCCCGGGCATACGTGGATACGGGCGACTGGGAGCCTAGCTTGCGCACGGATTGGGTGAACGTTACCGTGTACCGCCCAGCGATCAATGAAGACGGAAAGCTCTGCCGAGTCGATGACCAGGTCATGAAAGTGACAATCGACCCGGAGGAACCGCCGTGCATCGATGACGACGACCACGATTGGCACGCACCCCACGAGATCGTAGGCGGGTGCGAAAGCAATCCGGGCGTCTGGAGCCACGGCGGCGGCGTCGTGGTCATCGATGTCTGTATGCGCTGTGGATGTGCCCGCATCACGGACACCTGGGCGCAGGATCCTTGGGATGGTGCTCAGGGACTGGAGTCCGTCGAGTACCTTCCCGGGCGCTATGCGGATGCAGTGTCGCGGGAAACCGCAAGAGAGGAGGAGGAGACATATGGTGCTTAGAATATTCACAATTTCCGGTCCCAGGATCGAGGACGGGGCCGAGGTGCAGGAACTGACCCTTTCGAGCGGGGAAAAAATCCCCGCCATCCTTGTCGGCGAGAAAGGGCGCGGCCGGTCGCTGGGCGTGCTCCCGGTCGTGGGCGTTCGTCCGGGAGAGCGGATCTACGCCGCCCAAGTGGGACAGACTTCTTCCGGCAAGCCCAAGCTGCTTGCCGCGTCTCTGGAGAACGCTGTGCCCGCTCCAGCCATCCTTGTGTTGCGGACTGGAATCGGATTTCGTGGGGGGAATTCCCACGAAGGCGAATTCATGTCCATTGTTCGCGGCGTCATCGCCCAGGGCGCGGCTGGGCGGATGGGGTGGGGGGAGCAGCTTGTTGTTCTCATCCCTCAAGAGAAAGTCCTGAAGGTGCGACGGACAGGGCGCCTTTACGGCGCGCCTCCAGAGTACCACTATATCCTACGTGAGGGGAAAGTCCTTGTGGCAACCCCTCAGGAGAGGGAACTCGCTGAAATTTTCTGATTCATGGCCCGGCGGCTTCGGCTGCCGGGCTTTTTCGTTAGCATGAAAGGAGGAGTGATGAGTGAGACAATCGTGCTTGACATTAAGAGCCGGAAGCTAGGCCGCGTTGTGAGGTTCGTGGCGCGTCCGAGCGGTTATGTTTTCGTGGACCCCACGAGCATTTCGTGGGGGCGGCAGGTCTTTCGGCGTGACGGTAACGCGGAGTTGGCCTATACGGCCGAGCAGCTCAAAAGGGTTGCGCGGCGGTGGATTGATGGCGCTGTAGCTCTCCAAGACTGATTCGGGCCCGGCAGCCGAAGCCGCCGGGCTTTTCGTGAAGTGCGCAAGCCCGCCTGATGAGTCCGGGTGGTCCCCGGCCGAAACGCCCCTCTGGGGCGTCGCGGGAAACCGCAAGAGATGAGGAAAGATGAACTTAAGCTTTCACGATGCAGTTAAGCGCGCAAGGGACGCCGGAGTCTGCCGGGAGGTGATTGAGATCCTGCAATCTATGGGGGGCTGGGACGAATTTGCCAGGCACCCCGATGCGCCCGAATGGGCCTGCTGTTATGCCATCCGTGTCGTCAGGCAGCCCGTGCCCGACCTGGAGCCGATCATCGCAAGAGAGCCGTGGCCCGCGTGGCAATACGCCAAGCACGTTCTCCGCGGACGATGGCCGGAGGCAGAGCCGGTCATCGCACAGGACCCAGAGCGGGCCTACTACTATGCCCGCGACGTGGTGCGCGGGAGGTGGCCGGAGGGCGAACCGAACATCGCCCGGGACACGCAGTTGGCGTACCTCTACGCCCGCGACGTGCTGCGCGGCCGGTGGCCGGATGGTGAGGAGGCAATCGCCCGCGATCAAGATCCGGAGTACCTATACCGCTACGCCCGCGATGTGGTCCGCGGGCGGTGGCCGGAAGTGGAGCCGATCATCGCCCGGAGCCCCGAGTGGGCATACCTCTACGCCCGCGACGTGCTGCGCTGCCGGTGGCCCGAAGCGGAGCCGACAATCGCCCAAGATGCCCAGTGGGCCTGCTTCTACGCAGCCGACGTAATCCGCGGGCGATGGCCGGAGGGGGAGGAAGCAATCGCCCAAGATCCACGGTGGGCTCGCCTCTACGCCGCCGAGGTGATCGGCGGCAGGTGGCCGGAGGCGGAGCCGACCATCCTGTCGGACGATGACTACGCCCGGCGTTACGAGCACGAGGTTTTATGGCGGGAAACCGAAAGGAGGGAAAAATGATATCGGGATCGAGCATGAGCCCGCGCCGACTTACCATCACACTCCGTCCAGATATTTGGGCGGAGCTCGACCGGCTGAGGTGGGAAGCCCGAGTGCCATCCATCTCGGCGCTGATCGATGCGCTGCTGCGCCGGGCGCTCGGCCTGGACAAGGAGCAAGGGCGCCAGAAGAAGTAGCCAGCCGCGCCCACCCAAAAGTCAGCCGCCCGCGGCACCTCCGCCGGAATCTGCGGAGGCGCCTTTTCTTCTTCTGCGGTATGCCGCCAGGATCGAATCGGCCAGTAGGTTGATCGCCGTCTCTTGCGCCGGATCTCCGTGCGGCGCACTCCATGCAGCAAGTCTCAAGTGCAGCAGCTCGTGCACGAGCGTGCGCTCGGAGTGCCCGGGATGCTCTCCGTCGGCCACGATGCTGATGGTCGCCTCCATCTCGGTATCGTCGTACTCGCAGCGCCCGAGATCCTCACCCATCTCCGCGGCCGGCAAATAGCGCACGGCGATGCGCCAATCCATCAGCCGCAGGCGCCGCTGCCAGGTGCGGCACATGCGGCCGAGCGCACGGTCGTCCATGCCTACGTCCTCCGGCTCTTTTTCTCGCGCGGCCAGTAGTAGCGAGTCGCCCGGCGCACGCCTCGCCGAGCGACCGAAAATAGCCCGCTCTCTATGGCCCCCATCTCGTGCAGCCTGGCAAGATGGTGCCGCGCGGTTTCGCGCGGCACTCCATAGTGCTCGGAATAATCGTCGACCGTGAACGCGCCGGGCGGCGGCTCTCCGCTGGCGATTCCGGCCCCTGCCCTCAGCTCGTCGATGCTGTTCCAGTCGGCCCCGCTCATCGCATCGTCACCTCCCAGTGTCCGTTTGGCTCCAGTATTATCCGGCCCATCATCGTGTCACTTGGACTCATAGCCGCAGTCTCGGCGTAGCTATTCCAGTATCCAAGGAAGCTGCTAGACATAATTCCAGCTACCTTCTCAAGCCGAATCTTACCTCGCTCGCGTTTGTGACGCCAATCAAATAGCACCATCGCATCATGCAGGTGGCCTACGGCGTATACTCTGGAGTCGCCCTGTCCCATAAATCGGTGTAGCATCTGTGCCTTGGCTCCTTTCGTGCGGGCCGATCCGGAGCCGTGCCAGATGGATATTTTGAATGGCCTGTGCTCTCCATACCAAATATCGATCAGTTGCACGCCGCGCGAATACGGTATCTTGAGCTCACGCGCAATCAACCGGCCTACGTCGCCGAACGCCTTGACTGTGCGGCGCTCGTGGTTGCCGCCGACATAGCCCAAGATGCGCCCTGCCTCACTTAGTGGACGGAGTAGCTCTATGAGCCCATAGACTTGATCGATTGGCTCTCCAGTGTTTTCATACGGACTGGCTATGCTGAGTACCGTGGCTGCGTCGATAAGGTCACCGCCAAGAATGGTAAACCGCGCGTCGCTCGACAGTATCCAGTCGCGGTATCTTAGGAAGCGCGGCAGTTGGAATAACTTATGCCCGTACTGGAGGTCGGTTAGGTGGGAAATCTCAAGGTGATCCGGCTGCGGGTTCCTCCGCCGGAAATCAACTTTGACAAGTTTTGTTTCGTCGTCACAGCTGTGCAGCCGCTGAATTCGCGGCAAAAGCGCAGAGCGGGCCGCATCAACTGCGGCCCAGCCCGTTTCTGCCGGCATGCAGTATACCTCCTGCGGTGCTATCGGTCGAGCAACCGGATGATGATGGTGCGGTGGCGCAAGCTGCGGTTGCCCGGGCTTCCGGTCCACACTCACCCTGCCCCCGGCTTTCTGAGCCAGCGGGCGACGCGGATGGCGGCTGGTGAGGGAGGCGGCAGGCCGGCGAAAGAAATCGAGCCCCGCGCGTCGCCGTCGCCTTGAGGCAGCCCTGCCAGGCTGTGGCGGATGCTCAGGGAGGCCGCAACGTCGCCATCCCCACCGATCAGCCCGGCGGCGGCCAGAGCGAGCACTGCCTGGGCAATGGCGTCGCCGTCGCCGGCGGCCGCACCGAGCAGAGAGACCAGCACGCCGGTGCGATATGCGGAACCCGCGACCTCTCCATCTCCCTGGGCGGCTCCCTGGACGGAGGCGAGCAGGAACGTTGTCCCGCTGACTGCACCTTCCCCGCCGGCCAGACCAGCCACGTCGACGAACGGACTGGTCCCGCCGAAGCGGGTTTCGCCGAATCTGCCCTTGCCGAACAGTGGCATGTCGTTACCTCTGAATCAGAACATCAAAGCGGTCTGCAAACAATTTGTGATAGCCGCTGCCGCAACTAACGGACTGAATATATGGCGACAGGTTAGCTGTTGGAATATTGGTTGTGATAACCGTTTCGCTGCCCAACGTACATGTCGGACCGCCGGAACACATGGAAAATCCCACGCCACTGCCGGACTTGCGGATGCGGATGCGGTATACCGTCGCCGTGGACGCGCTCATGCCGGACGCCTGAGTGGTGCTTGCGCCGCTGGAACGAGTTTCGTACACCCATTCAGTATCGCTGCCAGTTACAGTACATCCGGTGTTGTTACGATATCTGACCCAGATGCCGTTTGTCGGTTGTTGGCTTACGGAGTCAGCCAAGCCGACGATGTATGACACTTGCGTGTTTTCGTAGTTATCGGTGCGGACGACAAACTGGTACTCCCAAGAGTTAATGGCAGCGGCAAACCAACGAGCGCCCATGCCATATGCGCCTAAATGCAGGGTGACGCGGGCGTTGACGCCAGCTGGGGCCAGCTCCGCAACACCAATGAGGCTATAAGAGGAATAAGACTCGTATCCGGCCGCAGCTGCACCGCTGCCGTTGTCCGTAGACACCGTCCAACCCAGCCGTCCTACAGGCTGGGTTGCGCCGTTGCCGTTGCTCGTCCACTCGTCGAAGTCCTGAATGTACGCCGGGTTAATCGTCGGAGTAGAGCTGCCGCCAGACTCGTCTGCACACCCCCATTGCCCGCTGGCGTTGCGCTTGATGATTTGGCCAGTGGTGCAAGACAGAGCTGCAATCGCCGTGAGATCAGCATCTGCCGGCTGGTACGTCCCGCTCAGGTCCGGCAAGTCGGACGCCTGAATCGAACTTTCCACAAACTCACTGCCGTTGCTGCGCAGGTATGTTCCTGCCTCCGGCGACGCGCTGATGCGAAAGCCATTTCGCGCGCGGACGATGCCGTTAACGTCCAGCTTGGTCGTCGGCGGATCGACGCCAACCCCAGTATTGCCCTCAAAGTAGTTTATGTCATCCGCGCCTTTCTGTTCAATTCCGTAAGCGCTTGTAATGAAACTGGTTTTCATGCCTTGAATGTGCAGGCCAACGGCCTTTGTGACCGTTGGTGTTCCGCTGGTCTGAACGGGGGTGTGAGCCGAAAACGCCCGGTAAGTACCAACGCTGACGGTATCCTGGAACAAAGCAGTGGAATGGAGGCCCTCTACAGCAGCAACACCGCCGGCGCCGCCAATATTAAGATGTCCATAAACAGCGGCGTGATTATAATCCGCGGCATGAATGTAACCGTCAGAAGACGGGAACATGTTCAGACGCCCTCGTACAGCATAGTTGTATGTGATTGAAGTGCCCGCGGGGGCGTGACGTAAAATGCTGTAAATGCCATGATACGCTCCTGACGCATTGGAATGGTCATGATAAGCGGAAATCCGTCCGTCCATCGTATTCGCATTTGCCCCGCCAACTTTTATGTCGCCGTCTATCCTGAGCTGTTTGCTGACTGATTCCCAAAACAATCTGGTGTTTTCCTCTACGAAGGACGTTCCGTTGAAGTAGGGCAGGGAACCAGCCGTCCAAGACGTGCTGCCCAATCCTCCCCGGCTCGTAGGCAAGGCGCCGGAAGTGATGTCGTTCGCGGAATGCTGATGCGAGGCCAGCGCCACGTTGCCCAAGTTCACCCCGAGCGAGGACTGCACGGCCTTGAGTTCAGCCGCCATCTGGTTGTGGTGCCAGGCGTTGATGAAGCCGTCCACGGCGGCCCCGGAGTCATGCGCGGCGGCGGTGGTGCCGCCGAATCCACGCCCGCCTGAACAGACCGTCAGGGTGTTGCCGGCCACCGAGCAGATCAGGATGAGCTCGGAGTCGATGGTGACGAGCTCATAGGCGGTGAACTTCGATCCGTCGGCCACCGGGATGGACAGCGTGGTGGAGTTGATCCCTGCGGTCAGGGTGGAGGTGGAGTTGTCGCGGGCCACCAGCAGGTCTTGATCGGTGGCCAGTTGCGCCGGATACTTGGCGGTGTTCGGGTTCTGCGCCAGTAGGCACAGAGACACGAGGATCAGGGGCATCACTCTGCGCATATCAACTCTCCTGAATCTGAAGCTGTCCGGCCTTGAATCGAAGCTGCTGCCCAGCGCTCACGGCGACCGGCCCGCCAGTGAACGTGTCCACATAGCGCAGCCCACCCGAGACCACCCGGATGCCGAACCCCACAACGGTGCCCCAGGAAGAAGCTGCCTCCGGGAATAGGATCTCAGCCGTGTTCGAGCATTGGCCGTTGCTGGGCGTGCTCAAGGTGACGGGCTGCCGCTGGTACTCCGAGGCGGAGACCTCCACACCGCCGGAGTCGTTCTTGTTCGGCAAGGTGGTATAGAGCGCGACTTCAAGGGATTGCGACCGCAGATCGTTGAGGATCTGATTGGCCCAGGCGTAGCTCTTATCGCCCATGTTGCCTCCTTACTTCTCCACTTCCCTTTCCTTGTTCAGCAGCGTCCGATCAGACCGCACGGCGGGCTTGGCTGCGGCGAGCATGGCCCGCTGGGCGGCCTCGAGTTGCAGTCGCGCCTGAATCATCTCCGGCGTCGGATTGGCCTCCAAGATGCGCACGAAGTTTTGCGCTAAGACCTCTTCGATGTATTGCTCCGGCCCACTGAACAGCGGCTCGGAGATCACCGCGCCGTTCTCCAGTTGACGCGGCGGTTTGCGCAAGCCGGAGATGTGCTCGGCGATGGCGTTGAAGGTGTTGTCGTCGATTTCGATGGTGATTGTCATTAACTTACTCCTACGAGCCAGCCCTGCTTGAACGTCAGGGTGGCCGTCGTATCGTCTGGCTTCTTCACTTGAACGGTTCCGGTAAATGCCGCGCTGCCGTTTACGGTCACATCTAAGTTCTGTACGGTCATGCTTCCTGAGGAATAGCCAAGATCCAGACGAAACTGTCGGCCTCCCCCTGGAAGATCCGACCAGAGTTCCAAGCTTGAGTAAGTGGTGTCGTTGTCTATGTTATGGTAAGCATACATCCGTGCCCACGAAGCATAGCCGGATGCGTTCGGGCCAGCATACAGTTGCATGTCCGCACTGAGTGTCTCTGGGATCAATCCATTCATGGCCTGTGGCCGGTGGTATCTCATCAAATAGCACCAGCCATCCCAGGAGTTGTCTGACCCACGGCTGTCGATGCCCTGACTGCCCAGTGTTGTCTTGCTGCGCTTCCGGGCGGGGATAGCGCTGGTTGTCTCAGTCAGCACGACAATCTGCGTGGATGCTGGCGTCACCGAGAAAGTCTGGGACCGGTTTACATTGAAAGAGTCCGTCCACGACCCGGATGCCTGGATCGTGGCCTCATTCAACGACACGTTCCCGTTGGTGTCGGCCTGGAATGGGGCGTTGGAGTAATTCGTCCCGCCGATGCGGGCGGTCTTGAACCATGCGCCCTGATCTGCACCACTGACGCCGATCCAGCCTATCTGCTGGCCGACTGCATTGTAGACTCCGAACTTCCCCGGCTTGTTCCCACCGCCGCCGACCATGATCTCGTTGGTGGCGAGTTTGTCGCTCGACACCGTACCGGCGACGATCAGGCTGCCGTTGAACTGCCAGATCTTGAACCGACCGTCCTGGATCGTAAAGATGTCCGGGTCATAGCTGGTAGGCCTGGCTCGGGAGAGATCAAGCTGGCCGGCCGCGTTGCCCACGATGATGGATTGCCAGGGAGTTCCGGCTCCGACCGCTGGCGTGTTCATGCGCCCGTTCACGTCGAAGCTGACAGCAGCGACGTAGAACGTGGTCGGCGTAATGCCCACCGGCAGCTCGAACGTCAGTGGCGACCTGGATCCCTCCACCCTTCCGATGTAGACCGCAAAATCGGTCGTAGTGCGGATGCTCACTCCTCCCCACCGGGGATCATTGGGCGGGGTGAAGGTGCAGGTGACCACCGCCCGGGCGGTCCCGTCCGCCGTCGCCGGGTAGGAGACCGAGGCGTTGAAGTTGATGACATGAGCGCACCACTCCGCAGGCGCGTTGTCTGAGGTTGGAGCCGGGATCTGGATGGTCTGTGCCGGAGTCACCCCGATCACATAGCTGTTCACGCGGTTGTTGGTGTCTACACTGCGGGCGTAGAAGGTGGCGTTGGCCGCAGATGACGGGAAGTTGGTTGTCTCCCAGGCGAAACTCGTCCCCCGCTCGAAGCTGGCAAGCTGGTAGGTGCGGCCATCGGTCCAGTTCACGTAGAGCGCCACCCCGCCGAAGCGCGGATCGGACGGGTTCGACCACGACAGATTGACACGCAGCACCCGCTGGCCCTGGCCGTTGACCGCATAGGCCGGGCTTGCAAGCGCAGCGGTGAACCCTGTCACCAGATCGGCGTACTCCCGCCCCGCGTCGCCGGTGAGTCGCTGGATCGTCAGCGCCACTGATGGAGTGGAGCCAGGCACGACGGCGCCCACCGTCCCATCGCCATAGACCGGGACAGCGTAGAGCGTGATGTTCTTGGCCGCCTGTGGAACGGGCCAGGACTGGGAAGCGAACGAGGAGGCGCCCTCTGGAGCGTCGGCCACGGTTATGTCCGCCGCCTCCCACCCGCGCATGAGGATGCGCACGCCCTTGTAGCGCGGCGTCGTGGGATTCGTCCAAGAGCCCCTCAGCCGGAACTGCTGGTCGCCGCTCTCGGTGATCTCGTAGACGGCCTCGGCAGCGAAGTTCGAGACGTAATCCGCCCTCGGCAGCGTCGTCAACTCCACCGTCGGCCCGAACGGGTTGCCTTCCGAGTCCCGATTGAGTGCTCCGAATCTGCTGATGCTGGCGCAGATGAGCGTCCAGGTCTGCGGCGGCTGCGGGATGCTCTCGGGCTCGATGGCGATGGTGTCGTAGAGGTACGGGACCTGCTGACCTCCACCCTCCACCCGGCGCGGCAGCGTGAACTGGGTCTGCGGAATCGGATCGGTGGCCGGCGTGTAATCGTAGCCTCCTCCCGTGCGAGGCGACCGGATCCACACCTGCACCCCGGACCAGTTGGTGCGGTCGTCGGGCGCAAGACATGCCCAGTCGATCAACATCCGCTGGCGGCGGTCGTCCCAGTACATCTCCGGTGCAAACTTACCATCCTGCTGCAATCGCCCGGCGCGGAAGAGTTGGACATGGGGAGCCTGGTTGTAGCCCGGCTCAATCGGGACCTCACTCGGCGGCACGTCCGCCGGTTTCGGACCGATCGCCAGGTCATACATGGAGTCCGTGGTCGTGTGGCCCTCGATGTCTATGGAGAAATCCTTGTTCAGCCGCCAGCCGGTGACCCGGAACTCGCCCGAGCCGCCGGGCATGTCGGGATGGGTGAGCGAGCAGACCATGCCGGGCTCGGTGTTCAAGGCGAGGACCGTGGTCTTGAATGCGACCCGCCGCGCGGCCTTCCACTCCGCCGGTGTGATCCCGCCCAACTCCTCGCGCAGCCGGGTGGTGAGAATTCGGGCTGCCTGAGACTTGGATGCGGTCCCCGATAGGTTGAGGTTCGCTTTGAGGTACAGCGGCCCGGCCCCGCCGCCCAACAGCGCCGCATGATCGGCGTCGTAAAGCGAGATGGAGTTGCCGGCGAAGTCAAACTCCTCATCGGCGAAGTTGGCTGTCAGGTGGTTGAAGCCGGGCTTGAGCGGCGCAAGCTGTAGGCTGCGGAACAGGATGTTGCCTTCGGTGAAGGCCTCCACGGTCGAGGAGTTCACCCGGATGCCCAGCTTCAGCTTGCCGTTGGCGAAGGTGTAGTAGCCCAGGCAATTGGCGAGGACTTCCTGGAGCCAGTCGCGCAGCGGCTTCTCTTCTTGAAGCACGCCCCGGAACTTGAACTGAGTCTCCTGGTTGATCTCCTGCCACTCATAGTGGCCTTCCGGCTCATGCCACTGGCCATGCTCGTCGTAGTAGCCCGGAGCATCCTCGATCCAGACCTTGATCTTGCGCGGAAACAGGCTGGTCACCGTCTGGTCGCAGATCGCGGCGGCCTCGACCGCCGCCTCGACGTCGAAGTACTGCTCGCAGACCGATGCGCTGGCAAACCGTAGGCCCCGCGCCCGGAGAATCATGTTGACCGCGATCCAGATGGGATTCGTCAGCCCGTTTTGCCAAGCCCGTTGCCCTGGCGCACTCCACACCCATCCCCCGAGGCCTTGATTGATGATGGCCTGCATTGAGTGCTCTTCGAGCTTCGATAACTGAAAGCCCTTCGGGTCATTGCGCCGAATCATCAAGAAGGCCGTGCCGGCCGCCCTCTCTGGTGCGTTGTCCGTGTCGAAGCCGAACGGCTGCGGGTTCGGATCAGGCCCGGTGTTGAGGTACAGCCCTAGGTCGCCCGGCCCATGGTGTAGCTGGTTGTCCAGCGTGTGGCCCGTTCCAAAGGCCCCGATTGGCCCCTCGCCCACGATCCCCACGGCGGCATAGAAGTCCGACTCTTCCCGGCCCATGGCGATCTTGCAGTTGACCGGCATGGCCGAATCGGTGTAGATCTCCGGCACTATCTGGTCGTAGATCGACTCGGCCACGAGCGACGTGCTGGTGATGCTGGACCGCCGGAAGCCCCAGACGCCGGTCGAGTTGTCCTTGACGCGGACACTCTGCGGCTTGGCGATGATGCCGCCGAAGTAGTTGTCCATGCCATGAGCCCGGCATCCGTTCGGCGTGTCGAAGCCCTTGTCGCAGGACGTATCCGGCCCGGTGTAGGGGCAACTCGCGCCATCCTTAAACTGCTTCCAGCAGGTGCGGGAGATCTTCCTGGTGGGATAGGGCAGGTTGAGCTCGTACAGCCCGTCGGCGGCAGTGATGCGAAACTCCGGCCCAGAGTCGGCGGACCAGTTGACCACATGCCCCTGCCACAGATCAAGCTTGATCCCGGTGCCGACGTGGTAGAGCGAGAACTGAACCGCCGCCCGGTACAGATCCACGTCGTTGGCCAGATCGCGCATCACCCGGTCGGCGTTTCCGAAGGTGAACTTGGCCTCATCGGACTCCCCGCCGAGAGACTGGGAGATCCCCTCAAACTCGACGAGCCGCGCCTGGTAGAGTTGGCCGCCGATGGTGCAGCGCCTGTCGGAGAGGTAGATCGCCGGGTAGCTTGGCTGGAGCGGTTGAATCTTTACGAGTGGGATAATCTCCTGCACCTGGGACAGCAGCGCGGTCTGGAGCGCGGCCGGCGGGAAACGGTTGACGGTCTGACTGAGCGGATAGGACGGGTTCCCGGCGGGGATTTCGACCAGCATCACGCCCAGCGAGCAGGCCCAATCCGCGACCATCTCCCACGAGAGCGGCTCATTGGCAAAGCGGCATGTTACCGGCGTTGTTCCTACGCCGTTGTCATTCGGCGCGTTGAAGGTGAACGCGCCGTAAGGCCCGTACTTCGTCTCCCAGAAGTTGCGCAGAGCTACACGGTCGGCGTCACGGAGCCACTGCTTGCGGATGGTGAATCTCCGGGCACCGGTCCCGAGGAGGAACCGTTGCTCGATCTTGGCGTTCCCGCTGCCGAATTGATGCACCACAACCTCATGGTCGCGGCGCACCTCCAGCGGGTAGTCCGGCACGAGCGGGAATGTGCCGGATGGAGTAATCTCCGGGACTTGGATGTTGCCGATGTAGTCAGGCAAGTTCGATCAACTCCAGCGACAGATCGATGCGCGAAAGCGAGGCGCTCTGTTTCCACGCACCGGCGAAGCGAACGGTGTACCTCCCCTGCGTGGCCTGGCCGGTTGGGTCATAGCTGAACTTTGGGACGGTCTCCCAGGGATCGTAGAAGTAAAACGGCTCAGCCGGACCCTTGCGGGCGTCATAGAAGTCACGCAGTTCGGCGAGTTGCGCTGGCGTCAACCGCTTCGTCAACCGCCAGCGTTTGCGGCTGTTGGCCGCCTGAACCGACCGCTGCGATTCGCCGTTGCGATACTCGTTGTCCAAGACCGGATACTCGCGCTCGTGGGTGAAAGCGTGCGAGAGGCTGGCCGGAAGTACAGTGAGGGGCGCTGCGTTCTGTACCGAGCCGGGCATATGCTATCTGTCGAGCACTCGGATGATGATGGTGCGGTCATCGGTGCGTCCGCCCGTCGTGGTGATGCGGTTTGTCACTTTGTATGTTACCCCGTACTCCCCGCCATACACCCACACGGTGGCAGTTTTATCCGTCTTGCTGCTGCCGGCAACCGTCAGCGGCCTGGTCGCGCTGATAGGTTCAACTATCCATTGACTGGTAGCGATTTTGTCGTCACCGAGCCACGCAGACCAATCGAGCGAGTAATCGAGCGTAGCGTCAGGGTCTTTTGTCATCACGAATCCCATCGATCATGCCTCCCACACGCGCACGGTGCGATTCTCTGCGAGCACGCGCGCGGTGCGATTCTCTGCGGGCACGCGCACGGTGCGGATCGCGCTTGGCCGCGGAGCCCCGAGCCGGGACAGCCATAGTGTAATGGAGTCCAGCATTGGTTACTCCGGATCAATGCCAGTTACGGGGTCTGCGTCGCTCGCGGTTGTGACCGCCGCGGTCCACGCCACCGTGCTGTCGTCCTCTTGGTACACTCGCAGCTCCCCGGCTGAAATTTCGCGCCGGTTGCGCAATCCTCGCAGAGCATCACGTACCGTACGCCCTCCGTCAGCGCCACCGGCCAAATTGCGGCCCAAGATCTTATCGGCGATTTGGGATGTCGTGGGAATATCGGCAGATTGGGCCGCGCTCTTCGCCGCGTCGTAAGCCTCGGTGAGCGAGTAACCGGTCTTGTCTTGCACGGTTTGCGCTGTCACCGCGAATCCGAAGCTGGTCAGCGTGCGAGATGCCGCTCCCCACACCGCAGCCGCCGCGTCAGCAACAAGCGAGCCGAAGCCGGTCAGGGTCCGCGTCGTAGCGCCCCATACGGCAGAGGCCACGTCCGACGCCAGCGTGCCGAAGGTCGTCAGTGAACGAGTCGTGTACTCCCACACCTGCTGAGCGGTCAAGCTGGACCGGCTGCTCACCGCGGCGTCGAGGTTTGCAAGCCGCGAGTCGCCGATGCTGGTCAGGCCGCTGCCTGCCGTGCCAATCTGCGTTGCGATGGAGTTTACGCTGCTTTGGGATGCCGCGCTCTTCGCCGCGTCGTAAGCGCTAGTGAGCTCCGCTTGAACCGGCCCAACCTCAAAGCAAAATACCGTCGCCACGTTTTTACTGCTGCTAACCGTGCCGCTGAGCCGCACAATATACTGCCCGGCGGAGAATCCAGTCGTGTCAATGGAGCCGCCGTAAAATCCGGTCTGCGAATCCTGCTTTGTCGGCGTGCTTAGATTGGACCACGCCCCAGCGGGCGTTCGGATGCGTGCGGCCGGATCGGTTGGGTCTTCCAGCGTGCCAACGTCGTTATGAAAGCTCGCGCCGTAGAAGACCGACGCGCCAGCGACAAATCTCCCCAGGTAGATCATCGGATACTCCCCCACGCCGCCGTTGCACCGACGGCTTCGAACTCGAACCAGAAGTTACCACTCGCGTTCATGGCGATGGATCGAAGTATAACCTGACGTGGAGATGAGTCGGGATTGGTCCATCGCATCGTATACTGCTCCCAGATGTCAGTGCTGCTAGACATCTGCTGCTCAACCAGCGGGATGGCACTTGCGTCAACTATTGGATCTTGCGCCGGATCGAGCAATTGCACTCGCGGGAGCCACGACATACTCGCGTCCTTGCGCATCCACGCGCGGATGACAATTTGCTTCCCGGCTTCGATCGTAAGCGGCAGATCCATTTGTACTGGGTAACTGGCGTTTTCGCAAGCGTGCTTGTAGCTGCGTGTGCGACCAGATGGGACAACGTCGCTAACTGTGGTTACTATACCACCTCGGCACCATGCCCGGATGTTTCCCGAAATCTGGTCGTGATCGAAACTAATGACTAGCTGCGCGGCATTGCGGTTGGTGCTATTGTAACCGGTGAACTCGATTGCTTCGCCAAATAGCGTACTGTACACCTTGGCAGAGAGCACATAATACAACGTTCCCCCTGAATTCGTACCGTCGGTGGTGCATCCCGAGATCGTGTAGCCGGTGCCCGCGTTAGCAATGCCGCCATTAGAGTTGTTCTGGCCGGTGCATCCCGAGATCGTGTGGCCGCTGCCGCTGTAAGCAATGCCGCCATTAGAGTTGTTCTGGCCGGTGCATCCCGAGATCGTGTGGCCGCTGCCGCTGTAAGCAATGCCGCCATAGGTGTTGTTCTGGCCGATGCATCCCGAGATCGTGTGGCCGCTGCCCATGTGAGCAATGCCGCCATAGGTGTTGTTCTGGCCGATGCACCCTGAGATCGTGTGGCCGCTGCCGCTGTAAGCAATGGCGCTAGCGATATTGTTCTGGCCGATGCATCCCGAGATCGTGTGGCCGCTGCCGCTGTAAGCAATGCCGCCATAGGTGTTGTTCTGGCCGGTGCAATATGCTACTGTCCAGTCGTTGCGGTTATCCAGCGGGCCGCGCCCAAAATTGTAGAACCGCACGCCAGCCGCCTTGCCGCTGTTCTTTGCATTAACGAAGCCAATATTGCTGGCCTTTCCTAAGTTTGTCGCCAGTATGTTGCGAGTGATCAGCATAACGCGATCGGTCGCGCCATTCTGATTGACGGCCCTAGTAAGCGGTTCAACTAGAGTAATGGTGCGAGTAGAAGCATTGTACGCCGAGACCGTGAATTCTTCACTCGGCGGAGAGTGCAGCCCCTGCACGGTACTGTCGCTAATTCCGATCTTGTCCCCGGCTCGAAGCCAAGTCAGAGATCCGCTGCCAGCTAGGACTATGGTGTAATTATCCGTCTTGCTCGCAATTGGATAGCTTGGCTGCCTCTGCTCGCCCCAAAGCTCAAGGTTCGCTAAGTTCCCAGTGATCAAGTAAGCGCCGTTGAACGCAATGGTTGCGACTTCCGGCGTCGAATCCGTAGGAGCTGGCACCGGATTTGCCTCTGTACCCCAGTACATGGAGCCAGTGCCAGTGATGTTCCCGGCCATTTTCAAGTAAGTGCGGGTTCCATCCACGGCCACTTGTAGGGTGCCGCCGATGGTCAGCCCGGCCAAACCAGAGGCGAAGCCGCTTTGATCCACGTCGAAAGTTACGGTGTGTCCGGTGGCAATGGTTGCGGTATCCCCGTTTCCGGGCACAACCCCGCCCACCCAAGTGCTCGACTGGGACCACAGACCAGATTGTGCTGAGGTAATCGCAGCCATGCTCTACTCCAGCGAGATGCCCAACCCCTTGGCCGCCAACGCGGTGGACACGGCCAAGGCCGGACCGAGCCTTGTCGCATCCTTATTCCGCACGGCCTGAGCCACGGCCTTCAGCGCCCGGTCCAGAGTAATTGAATCCGCTGCCCTCGTGATTTGCGCCTTCAGAGCCACCCAATCCTTGACGCCAAGCGATAGGTTTGCGCCGATTTGGTCCAAGGCTTTTTGGATCGTGGCGTCGCCCCACGCATCAGCCAGCGCCCGCACAAATCCAGCGACGCCTCCTTCGCGCTCGATGATCGCCTTAAGTTGCTGCAATTCAGTAGCTGAAATCATCCATGCCTCCGAGTGATCACGCTGTAATCAGACTTGCAACCACCGCGCCAGGATCTGCGCCAAGCTTGCCAGCCACAAACTGGGCGTAGTTGGCCGGGTGATTGCCGTCGGTTGACGGAGCATACACCTTGAACATCTCCAGAAATGTCGGCGGTTTGCCTTTCGTGTAGCGGCCATCCAGATACTGGCCAATGAGCACCCTCAGCACCCGCCAGCCCTCCTCCAGCGCCCGCCGGCTCAGCTCCTCGCGGCTCACGCCGGGGAAGCGCTCCGAAGCCCACGCCACGAAGTCGACATAGCCCCTCGATGTCGGGTACGGCAGCCCGCGGCTGTCCCGCCACTGCCGAATGTTGCCAGGGTTGGCGTTGATCTGAGCCAGCGTCGGATAGCGGATCTTGCGCGCCCGGGCTTGCGCTTCGCCCACAAAGAACCCCTCCATCTCGGCGATTGCCCGCGCAATTCCATCAATGAGTTCCGCCCGAGTCATGGCCGCAGCGCTCCGTAGGCAAGCTCGATCGCGCGGTTAATGATGCGGTCCGGCAGAGCCGGGAACCTCCGCTTGAGCGCCGCAAAGACGATCTCACGGATCGCCTGCCCCTTGTCGGGAGAGGTCCACACGGCAGGAACCGCAAGCGCCTCGGCGAGCGCAATCAACTCATCATCCGCCCTCGTCGGAGTCATCCACGCGGCGATTTTAACAACCTCGTAGGCTACCTCCAGATATGGAGCGGCCGACTCAATGCCGGCCAGCACGAGTGACCAGAAATCCTTCGAGAAGATAGTCGAGAAAAATCGTGCCAGCTTTGACAGAAACGATTTCATGTTCCCTCCTTATCTTGGCCATGCTGCAAGCGGCATCGCTCAAGCCACTGCTGCCACTCCCGCCGCTGAACGTAGCGCTCGTCTAGTAGCTCCAGGAGCTCGAACTTCAGCCGGGCGATGGCCTCGCCCACGCTCTGCCGCACAAAGACGCCCACCACCGTTGACGCGATCACGGCCACCGCGCACAATGCCGTGACTGCCTGCCATTCCATTGGCACCTCCTTATCCCACCACCAGCCCCGGACTCATTTGCAGGGCCGCCGACTGCCGGCGGCCGGCGTTCTGCTTCATCGCATTCATCGCCGCCGATTGCACCGCGCGCGGGTTGCTCACCACCACGCGCACGGTCTCCTGCTCGAAGAACTCCTTGGCCCCCGGCACGGTGATATTGATGACCGTCGTACCACCAGACGGAGCTCCCGCTCCGATCCGGTCGAGAGAGAATCCACCGGAGCCCTGCGAGAACAGCGCGCCGCCATAGTGAACCATCGATACCGGGCGCATGGTGGCCGGCAGCCCCGCCGTGCTCTGGCCGGTGCTCATCGCGTAGAGTTGGATCAGTTCCCGAACTGGCTGACTGCGGATGGCCATGTCGAGGTTGCTGCCGAAGCCCTGCTTGGCCATCTCAACGATCTGGCGCAGGACGTTCTTCTCGCGGATCTCGACGCCGTAGGTGGCCTTGATCTTCTCCCGCACCTTCTGCTCCGCGCTCTTTCGGAACATGCCGAGGATACCGGCGAACGCACCGATACCCGCCGCCGCAATCCATCCCGCAGGTCCGGCAGCTATCAAGGCAGGGAACATGGACGCCAGCGCCCCGAACCCAACCAGGCCGCTGATCGCGCCCAGCGCCGGCGCCAGACCGCGCCCCACTCCACCGCCTTGCCCGAGCCGGAATGCACCCATCAGTCCCAATCCCGCGCCAAGCAGTCCAAGTTGCGGTGCCATCGCCGCCAGCCCTGCCCGAGTTATGCCTAGTCCGACGCCCAGTCCCGCGAGCCCGCCGATGCCTCCGGTTGGAGTAGTCGCCGCCGTTCCGGGCTCCCCACCGACGGCTCCGAAGACCGGGGCCGCCGCGAGTAAGCCGCCAGCCCCACCAGCAAACGACACTCGCCGCCCAGAGAACAAATAGGTCAACATCGCTGCGATGCGCGATGTCACCACCTCTTTGATAGCGGTCAATAGCGCCGTCTTGAGCGAGTCCGCAAGCGCCGACCAGATCGACCGGCCCTTCGTCAGCAAGGCGTCGAACACTCCCTCGGCCTGCCGCTTGAAGGAGTCGAAGATGCGCTGATTGTGATCGCGCACCAATTGCGCCTGGCGGATCGCCGCCGTCTCGCGCGCAGCTACGATTGCATCTTGAGTCTCCGCATCAAGCTGCCGCCCGCGCTCGGCGTACTGTTGGAGAATGGCGTCCCGGCGCGCGGCGATTTGCTCCTCCGCCATGCCCCGCGCCCGGGCGATCGTCTCCATCGTCGAGATCTCCAACTCGGACTCGCGGCGCAATTCGTCCGCACGGAGTGCAAAGCGCTTCAGAAGGTACTCCTCCTCGATCTGGAGCCGCTGCTGCTGTAGGGCGATCTGCTGCTCGACGGTCCGCGCACCGACGAGATCGAGCTGCCGGAGCTGCGCGTCGCGGATTTGCTCTGCTGCCCTCTCCTCGTAGCGGAGGCGCTCGCGCGCGGTATCCTGCGCGATTTCCAGAGTCTCGGACGACCACTCAATCTCCTGCCGCAGGCGCTCGGCCTGAGCGCGGCGGTCGAGCTCCGCGCGCCGGTCCATCTCGGCGATGGCAGCCTCGGCGGCCTTGCGCAGCTCATCGCGAGCCTCGGAGCGGATGCGAATCTCCATCGCCTCGGCCAGATCTCGCTGCGCCTTGGCCGTCAAGCCCAGCTCGCGGCGGTAGCGCTCATACTCGGCGCTGATTTTCGCGACGCCAGTCAGCTCACTCTCGCGGGCCTGGCGGAGGATTTCTGCTGCCCGTTTCTCGGCCTCTGCGGCCTTCTCGCGTTGGCGGATGAGCTCCTCGACGTCGATGTCCTGCACGACACGGCGCGGGCTCTCCATGCCCTCGGGAGCGCCGATTGCGGCGCGGATGGCGGCCTCGTCGTAGCCCTGCTTCCGCAATTGATCGAGCGTAGCGCCCTCAGCAATCTGCTTGAGCAGAGCCGCCTTCTCAGCCGCCGCCGCAGCAGATGCGGCGTATTCGTCGAGCCGCTGCTTGGCGCGATATACGACCACGCCGAGTGTGGCCACTCCGGCAGCAGCCAGACCCCACGGATTGGCGAGCAGCGCCGCATTGAGCCCGCCGGCCGCAATCGCCGCGCTGCGCATCGCCGCCGCCAGATCGAGTACGTGCTTGACAACGGCGTAACTGGCGATCCAGACGCCGATGTTCTTCGCCCACTCTGCGGCATCTCGCAAATACTGCACAAGCCGTTCCATGCCGCCCTCGCGCACCCACTTGATGATGGCATCTGTGATGCGGATGGCAGCCGGAACGGCGCGCTGCGCGATTTCGAATGCGAGCCCTTCGATGGCGCCCTTCAGGCGGGTCATGTTATCGCGCAGATGCTCAGCGCGTTTGGCTGTGTCCTCGTCGATGACGCGGCCCAGATCGCGCGCCTCGCGCGCCATCGCCTCCAGCCCGGCGCGGCCGCCATTGAGCAGCGGGATCAGATCCTTGCCGGAGCGCCCGAACAGATCAATGGCGAGCGCCGTCTTGCTCACGCCATCAGGCATCCGCGCAAACCTGTCGGCCACGTCAGCGAGGATCTCGGATGTGGCACGGAGCATCCCATCCTGCCTGCGAGTGGCGACGCCGAGCACCTCCAACTCCTTGCTGCCGCGGGCCGCGTTCGCCGAGAACCGGCCGAGGGCCGCCGTCAGCGTCTCCATCGGCACGGTTGCGAGCTCGGCGGCATGTCGAAAGGCGCTGAGCTCTGTTACGCTGACGCCGACTTTTTGGGCTGTCTTCCCAAGCTGGTCCTGTGTCTCGATTGCGCCGATCGCCAGCGATCGCAGCGCCCTCGCCGCCGCCATGATGGCACCGTAGATCGCCTGCCCGGCAGCCACAGCCTTGGCCATCGACATCGTCATCCCGTCGATGCCTTGCGATGCACCGCGGGCGCTCTTGACGGCTGCCTGCTCGATGCTGGACAGGCCGGCATTGACGCTCTTGATGGACGCATTGGCCCGGTTGGCATCTACTTCGACTACAAGTTCGAGTTTGTTTTCACCGGCCATCTTGGTTCAATCGCTCCCGCTCAAGAGCATCCTGCTCCTGCTCTAGTAGCATGAGCGCCATGAATTCATCCGCCCGGATCTCGTCGAGGCCGATATGGACGCCCAACTTCAATGCCGCCTGGAGATCGATCGCGCGCCGCAACAACAGGCCGACTTCCGAGGATTGAGCCGCATCCAGTTTGTCGAGCGGGCAATGATCACAACGGCCGCCATCATCGGGCGCATCCGGGCAAATCTTGGGATCGCAGAGTTCCTCACGGCGCAACGCCCAGTGAATCAGAAACCGCAGGGAGGGCCGCTCCGGCCACTCCCCCGGTATCAGTTTGGGTCCGAGGACTCCGCGAAGGCACCGTCGAGCGCGTCGATGGCGGCCTTCACTGCCACGGCCTGATGAATGATTGGCACGTCGCCCGCATAGCCTTCGGTGGACTCCACCAACTTCTTGTAGAGATCCGCTGCCGGAGCCAGGTTAATGATCAGCTCTTGCCGGTTATAGGGCAGATCGAGCACCCGCGCGAAGCCGCGGCGGTACTCAAAGACGTCCTTGGCCGAAGGCATCCGCAGCACATGCGTTACCGTGCCACCCAGCACGCGCATCGTCACGCGGAAGCCGTCGCCAGCCTGGACCACATCGTCGACATCGGCCTGGCTCAACTGCTCGATGATCCGGCTGGCCTCGAAGGCATCGACCTCGGGCGCGTTCTCGTCGGCCAGACGGATCTTGGCGAGCAGCGCGGCATCGGCATCATGAGAGTCAGGGATCGTCGTCTCGGAGACGCCCCTCCCCAGTTGCTTCACGATAACCTTGCGCTTGCGCTGCCGGTCGATCCACTCTTCATCCGTGGGGAAGCGCACGCGCAGGGTTTTCGCGCCGCCCGGCGTGCGCAGTTGAATGGTGATGGGCTGCTTTGCATCGAACATGAGAGTCCTCTCTACTGGCAAATCCCGTCGACACCACACTTGGCCACGGCCGAAACGACGCCGTTGGTGGCGTCCCACATCGGCAGGCACTCGACGGAAACTATGACGATGCCGTCCGTCTCGCCGACTTCAGCGGTCGCAAACGAGACCTTGTGCCAAGTGAGCTCGAGCGAGTTGTTCGAGTCGTAGGTGAGCGAGATCACCGCCGTGCCGGCCGTCTGCTGGCGCAGCTTGGTGAGCTCGGTCGAGCCATTCTCGAAGCGGGCGACGAAGCGCAGCGCGCCCTGGCGGTTGCCAAACTCAAGCCGCCCTCGGATGGCCCCACTCGTCCCATCGCCAGGCGTCTGGAAGCCGGAGCCAGGGTAGAAACCGCCGTCCAGCCGCACGTTGTTCTTCCAGGAGGTTTCGAGCGAAACAATGTTCTTGTTCGAGACGTAGTTGACGCCGTTGATCGTGAGCGCCAATGAGGCCGATGGCAGCAGCTTCTCCACCGTCGCCGCCGGCATGGTGATGCCAGAGGGCTCAATGTACTTGCCCGATCCCACGAACTCAACAGTGATCTTCGAGTTGGCGCGGCCCGGACCCGAGCCGATCGAGATGGTCCAACCTTCGACGGCGCAGCCCACCGCCATCCGGTCGATGACGGCGCTCGCGCCGGGCCGGATCTGCTCGACGAAAGAAAAGTAGGGCAGTTCGGCTGCATCCCCCGAGGCTGGAAACAGCGGCGTGCAAGTATAGGTGAAGTTCGGCTGAGTGCCCGACTTCACGACCTTGCCCAGGCCAAAGGCCATGGCCCAAGCGGCGATCTCGGCGCTGAGATATTTCTCGAGCGTGCCGCTGATGTCCCAGGATGTCTGGAACGATTGCGTGGCAAACTCGTGCCCCTTGCCGAATTCCTCGGCATCATTCTCGGTGTTAAGCTTCGGATTGGCGAGCTGTGCGTTGAGCTTGCGCAGTTGCCACATCTGCTGCGCAGTATTGGCCGTGGCGATGTCGGCCTGCTTCTGCTTACCGAAGCAAATCTGTATCTCCTGCATCCGTGCTACGGACATCAGGCGTTACCTCCTCTGTATTGATCTGCCGCCAGCCTCGCACCATCCGCGGCACGAGTTCGGCCGGCGTGGCTTCGACTTCCTCAATCTCGCCTGAGGGCGAGCGCATTAGAACTGTGTCTTTCATTGTTGACCTCATCTTTCATCTCTGCCAAGATGCGCATCATCCGATCGATGGCAGCGAGAATCTGAGCCCGTCGCGGCGCTGACAGCGGAGCGTACCTCAATGCCTCGATGCGATAGGCCTGATGCCGAAGCTCCGCCACGTGTTCAGCGATGCGCTCATTCATCTCCCATCTCCGTGAAAGTTAGGGGAATTTCAAAATAATCCAGCCCTTCGGCGTCGGTCTGCCGCTGGATCTGCGGCAAGTCCATTGGGTAGCAAGAAGGATGCACCGTAACATTGAGCATGGGCACGCCCAACGACGTAGGCACCCCCTTGGTGATCAGACGGAACAGCCGGTAGTAGGCCGTGGGTTGGTCGCCGTCGAAAGTCTCCCGCGCCCGCAGGTAGAGGGTGACTTGATGACGCCAGACGTCCACGCCGCCAAAACTCCCCGGCTGCGTGCCTTGCCAGGCGGCCAGGATCGCCGGCGCGGGCATCTGGTGAACCGCCGCCGCAAGACTAGCGCGCTTCGGGTACTGATCGTGATAGGCGAAGATCCGCTGCGCATCGCCTTCCATCTCGGCTACCAGATCCGGTATGTCACGCAGCAAGGCGACCAAGTTGTCGACGAGTTCCGCCGGGTTGATCACCTTTGCTTACCTCCCAAGGCGCGCTCGATAAGCAGCCGAGGTTTCATGGCCTCGAGCATCTTCCGCGCGGCCTCGACCACGGCCGCCTTGTTCTTGGGCGAAAAGACCATCCACTCCTCGCGCTTCTGGTTGGCCCTGGCTTTGATGCGGTTCTTGCTCGTTGAAACGTTTGCCTTCGCGCAGTTCTCACTGACCGTGCGGACCTGGAAATTCCTCAGCATGTCGCCAGTGAATGTGAGATTACGCCGGTTGCCCTTGCCCTGCCGCGTCTTCCAAATCGCATAACCCTTGGTAAGCGGCTTGGCCGGCGCATCCGTCGGTCCCCGTGCCGCCGCCAGTCGCTCCTTGACCGCCGCGACGCCAACTGAGCCCAACTCATACATCTGCCGCTGGCGGAAGTTGAGCAGATCCAGCCGGAGCTGCTTCTTCACATATACACGGACGCTGGCCATCAGCCAACCTTGCGGAGCCTGAGCACGGCGGCACCCTCCGAGTCGGCCTCGATATCGAAGACCTTGTAGCGCACGCCGCCGGTCTCCACCTCATCGCCGCAAACCGGAGCCCCAGGAAGGTCTGCCAGCCGCACGAATAGTACAGCATAGACTCCGGGCGAGGATTGCTCTGCCTCGCGCACGGGCTGAAACACTGCGCGGATCGTGGCTTGCCCGCCAGCCTCCGGCAAGTAAAGGACCTCGCGCCCAAACGTCTGGACCACCGCTGCGTCGAGGTCCTTCACTGCCTCGTGCCAACTGCTCATGGTCAGGACTTCGTCCCCTTGACCAGCACCTCCGGCCGCAAGCAGATCGGCAGAGGATTGGACTGGGTGTGGAGATCGGTCCCGCGGTCGAATTTCCGCGGCTCCTGCTTCGCGTAGAGCGGCAACCCGATGGTGTTCGCCGTCTCGTTGAAATCAGCCGGGGCGAAGAAAGTCCGGAAGGTGTTGGCTGTGCCAACCGGGAAGAAATGTGCCTCGTCGTCCTCGATGAACTTCCGCACCACCCCATTGGCATCCGTGGCCTGGCCGCGATACTCTTCAAACGTCACGCCGCCGAAGGTGAATCCCGTGCGGTAGTCGCCGCCGAGATTCTGTGACCGCTGGAAGTACATGAAGGCTTCCTTGACCTTGGCGTGGCCAGTCAGCGCATCGTAAAACGAAGGCGAGCACAGGCACATGACGCCGGTCATGAATTCGCCCTTGAGGTTGTCCTCGATGTGCCGCTTGACCTCCAGCACCTTAGCCAACACATCGGTCGCGGCGTTGTTCAAAGCGAAATTGACCGTCTTTGGCGTGATATCAAACTCCGTGTAGAGGTTGTACAGCGTCGAGCCGTCAGCGTCGAGAATCACGCCCTTCAGCGCACCCATACGGAGCCATTCCAGCGTAATCGCATGCTTGTTGCGCATCGTCTCAAGCTTTTGGGCGATGACTGTGGCGATGGCCTCCATCTCGGATTCCGAGCCGAAGGCGCGGATGCCTTGGACTTCCTCCGGCAGCACGACGTCGTCATGCGGGATGTGGGGGATCACGAAGGACCGAACCTTCCGCTTGCCCTGCGTGCCGAGGGTGCCCGGCGCGCCGACCGGCTGCGTCGGCAGTAGATTGAGCACTCCATTCATCTCCTCAACGAGGATGGTGCGGGTGCGAACACCGACCGCCGGAAATAGGTTGAGCTGCTCAAGACGGCCGTAGTTATTGGGGATCTTGTTGATGGCCGCGGTCAGCGCGACCATGTTGAAAGCATCATTCTTGAACGGATTCAGCATCTTTTACGCTCCTTCCCGGATGAGAATGCCCAGGGCTTTGAGTTGACTGATTGCCGTTGCCTTCTGCGGGCCGGTGATCGAGGCCGGCCATACGAGCCCCTTGTCCGAGCAGACTGCATGACGCGCGATGATCACACCCGGCTTGTCGCCACTGCTTGCGTCAACGGCATTCAGCAAAACGCCGGCCGCATTTTGCGATCCATCGCTGGCACCCGGCGCAAGCTTGGTCACCTTGCCGCTGGCGGTGATGACCCCGACAACCGTTCCGGTCTCCAGATTCTGGCCACTCGCAACGGTGACTTTCTCACGGCTGTAAAGGTTGTCTTCTTCCCACTTGAGCCAGTCGCCCAAGTAGTTCGCTTCGTTCTGAACTGGCATGGTTTACTTCGCTCCTTTCGATCCGGCCAATGCCGAGCAGGCTTTTACGACCGGATTATCTTCGAGATTCTGGTTTGCATGGGATCCCGTTTCCGGCAACACATGCGAGATAATCTCTTGCTTGTCCGCTTCAGCCCGCAGCGCGAGCAATTCCTTGCGGACCTCGGCTGCCGACAGACGGCGGTCAATGAAGTCGCTGGCCAACGACGTCCGGCCGGCGATCGTGCACAGCATAACGATCTCGGCCGCTTCGGCATAGCCCTGTTGGCGGGCCTCGGCCTCGATTGCGGCCAGATCGGGAATGGGCGGGCTCGTAGCCGCCTGGGTAATTTCAGACACTGATGTGCCTCCTTTCGTAAATTTGGGTTTTGACAAAAACTCGGTCATGGCGGCGAGGGCATCGCGGAATGTACCCACGCGATCGGCGAAGCCTCTGGCGACGCTGTCCTCGCCGTAGAAAATCCCAGCCTCCGTAACTCGGACGAATTCGGCGCTGAGATTGCGCCTACGGGCCACGGCATCGACAAACATGCCATAGAGCCGGTTGATCTCAGCCACGAGCACGTCGCGCGCTTCAGCCGACAGCGGCTCATGAGGATTGAAATCGTTCTTGTGCTGGCCGGCGAAGATCGTCGTGTAGCGCAAGCCATTGGCCGCATCGAAGCCGCTCTGATCGACATGCATCGCAATGACGCCCACTGAACCGACACCGCCCGTGCGAGTGATCCAGATTCTGTCAGCCGCCGAGGCGAGCAGATATCCGGCGCTCAAGGCCCAGTCGTCAACCGCGGCCCAGATAGGTTTCACTTGTGCCGCCTGCTCAATCAGATCAGCCACGTCCCATGCCCCGTTGGACTCGCCGCCGTAGCTGTCCAAGCGCAGCAAGATTCCCCGCACTCGCGGGTCCGTCGCTGCATCGAGAATCTCGTTCCCCAACTGCTCGTATGAGGTGAGCCCCGACTGCGCCTCCAGGCCGGAAGCGCGGTTCACCAGCGTCCCTGACACTTCGATCACCGCGACTCCAGCATCGGTGACGGCATAAGGCTTCCGCGTCCGCTGCTCGGCCAGCAGCGCCGCATCCACACCCGGAGGATCGAATCCCATGCGCGGAGCGAGCACGGCCATGATCGCCGCCAGCTTCTTCTGGTCAATCATCAGCGGCGTGTTGAAAACACGCGAAGCGAGGTGCGTAAAATGGCTCATTTTGGCTCCTCTGAATCTTGCACGGATCCATCATCCTGGTCGTCTGCCGATGCAGCCCTCTGTTGCCTATTGCCGCTTGTCTTGCGAGGGTCAGAGTCGTAAATCAGTCCCAGCGAATCGGCGCGGGCGTTGTCGGCAGCAACCTGCCGGTCGACATCCTCTTCGTCATAGCCCATCTCGTTGATGACGGCGCTCCGCGGCTTGAAGCCCGCACGCACCGCAAGAATTTCAGCGTTGATGTCCTTCAATGGATCAACCCAAGCCCAAGAAGGCGGCCGCCACTCCACATCGAGGTAAGCTTCTGGATTCTGAGCATAGTCGCGCGCGTCAATCGCGCCGGCGAGTGCCGCGGACTCAATCCAGGCACGCCACACCGGCCGGCAGAACTGATAGACCATGACCTGGTGTTGGAACTGCTCGCAGCGGCGGCGGAACTCGAGCAGGCCGGCGCGGATCGAGGAGTAGTTCACCCGCTCCAGATCCCCGGTCAACTGCTCATAGGTGATGCCAAGACCGGCCGCAATCGCGCGCAATTGCATCCGCATGAACTCGGTGTACATGCCGCCCACGTCACCCGGCTCGGCAAACCGCACATCCTCGCCCGGCAGCAGCTTGACCATCGAGCCGGGCTCCAGCCCGGCCAGCGCCGCTCCCGTCTGGTCCCGCTCCGCCTCGGCCGGCTTGGCCCCAATCACTGGGTCGTCCGGATTGTTTTCAACAATGAAGGCCGCAAACATGGCCGCCAGCTTCTTGCGCACCAGCTCGGCGTCGTCGTACTGGTCCAGCTCGTGGAGCTTCACCAGCACTTGCGCCAACCAGGGCTGCCCGCGGTGCTGGCCGGGCCGCAGGGGCTTGTAGATGTGCAACACCGACTCGGCCGGCACGCGCACCGTCTGGCCGGCGTTGGCGAACATCACCCGCTCGCCTGGATGCTCGCGGTAGAGGTGATACGCCACCCGCTGGCCAATCGCATTGAACTCGATCCCCGCCCGGATGACGTTGCCGTTCGGTAAGTCCTCGTTCTTCGCCAGAGGCAAGTGCTCGGCTTCCAGCAACTGCAACTGAAGCGGGACCGTGAGAGCGTCCTCTGGCAGCCTCGGCCGCAGCCGCACTATGCACTCGCCGCCCTCGATCGCCGACCGGCAGACCAAGGCTTGCAGCCCGTAGAAGTCGGTGAGACCATGAGCGTCGGCTTCGTCGGTCCAGCGCAGCCACAGCTCTTGAAGCCGCCGCTTGACCGCAGCGTCTGGATGTTTTGATTGGGGCTTGATGCCCGCGCCCACGGCATTGGCCACGAAGCTGTCGATGGCGTTGGAGGCCCAGGCGTTACGCCGCACCATCTCCCGCGAGCGCGACCGCAAGGCTTCCCCGCCCACCGTCAACAGGGCATTGATGCCATCTGTAGATGCATACCAGCCCCGCGTGCGCCAGCCCGCCGAGGCCGCCTCATAGCCCGAGGCCGCTTTCACCAGCGGCGCAAACGCCGCCCGCATCAGATTGCGCCAGTAACCAGCCATCAAAACCCCTTGCTCGTTGTGACCTTCACGATGCGCGATCGCGCTTGCGCCGGGTCTTGCGCAGCGAGCGCAGCCTTCACCTCGGCGATCGCCTTCTTGAGCTCTTCGACGCTCCGGTACTCGACACTGCGGCCTTCAAACGACACGCGCAGCATGCCGCTGGCCAGCGCCGCCTCCAGCGCCTCCAACTGCGATTGCGTGTAGGCCATGTCAACCCCTAATCCATCCCGAACGTATGATTGTTCGCCGTACCGGTTTCACCGTCGGCTCAGTTGGAGCCAACGGCTCAGGCTCCGTTTCAGTTCTGTGCCGCCGCCGCGCCGCTTCCAGTTCCCTCCACTGCCGCTCGGCAAAGCGGTCCATGCCATAAATGGCCGCCGCCGCCCGCGCATAGCAGCGCGCATCCAGCGCCTCGTTGCGGCGGTTGGGATCTTTCACCCACTGCCCCTTGATGAAGCTCTCCGCCGTCAACTGCCGGAAGTACTCCTCCGTGTAGCGCGGAAAATGACAGTAGCCAGCCGGGTATGGCTCGCCGCTCTCCTCTGTCGGTTTCGGAAGCCGAAGCCAGCTATAAAGCTGCGATTTAGCCACCGGCGTACCAATCGTCCACACCCGCACTGCCCGGCGCTTGGAGGCCGTGTCTGCCGCGCTCGCGCCCACGATCAGCCGATCGGAGCGGGCCGTGCCTTTGACCGCCACTGCCGTCTTGGGATGGGGCGCGCGGGCCCCCGCCGGCCCCCAGCTCGCCTGCGGGTGGCGCCGCACCCAGTCGTAAACCAACTGCGGGTTGTATCCTGAGTCGATGCACAACACCCGGATCGGCAGCCCGCTGAACTCCTCCTCCAGCAGCGCATCGAGCTCCCGCCAGATGCCCGATTCGGCGATGTCCCCCACCAGCACCCGGTAGTCCACAGACCAGGACTCCTTGCCCCGGCCCCAGGCCACGATCTCCACCTCGATGCGGTCCTTCTGCACGTCCGCGCCCGCCGTCAGAAACAGCCCGCCCTCGGGCACGGTCCCGATCCGGTAATCCTCCCGGCGCTCATAGAGCGGCTGCCAGTCGGGTGCCTCCCCGCGCTCTTGCCATGACTCGCCCAGCACCAGGTTGACGAACGACTTCAACCGCTCCACGTCGCCTTGCGCCTTCTCCCAATCCTCGGCCGCCCGCTCCCACGAGTACCAGCCCACCGGACTATAGAGGCTCGACAGGTGGTAGCCGCGAGTGCGCCCGTCTCCGGCAGCTTCCGGCCGCCACTCCCCGCGCGCCAGCATCGCGGCCTTGTGGTGGTTGTAGATGGCTTGCTCACAGGCGATGCAATAATAGGCCGCCTTCTGCGGCTCGCCCTTGGGCCAGCGCAGCCGCTCGAACTTCAGCACCTGGAACTCGCCACAGTGCGGGCACGGGACCCAGTAACGCCGCTGGTCGCTCTCGGCGAATGCCGCCTCAATCCGGCTCCAACCAGTAACCAGCGGCGTCGATACCATGAATATCTTGCGCCGCGAGAAAGTCCGCGTGCGAGCGTAAGCCAGATTGATCGGATCGCCTTCGCCGTCGACGTCGCCCGGATAGGCGTCGATCTCGTCGAGAAACAGATACCGAACCGCCATCGAGCGCAATCCAACCGCCGAGTTGGCCCCCGTCATCACCAACACCCCGCCGGGGAACTCCTTCGACAACACCGTGTTTCCCGAGTCACGCGAGCGCGCTGGCTTGACCAGTTCCCGCAGCGCCTCGCTCTCCTCAATCAGCGGATCGATCCTTTGCTTGGAGTTGCGCTTGGCCAGCTCCACCGTGGGCTGCACCACCATCATCGGACCGGGCGATTTGTGGATCACGTAGCCGACCCAGTTATTGCCCGCCTCCGTTAATCCCAACTGAGCGCCTTTCATCACCACCACCCGTTCCACCGGGCATAAAGGCGACAGAGTGTCCATGATCTCTCGTAAGTATGGCGTGCGACTCGTGCGGTATGGCCCGGGCTCGGCCGCCGACTTGCCCGACAGCCGCCGATAGCGATCGGCCCACTCCGACACCGTCAGCACCGGGTCCGGCCGGAGCCCGGCGTTGAACGCGGCGTTGTAAATCTCAGTCGCTGTTTGCGCCGGCGAGATCATCGAGCGCCTTGCGAATCTCCTCGGTCAGTATCTGATGCACTCGGTCGGCGTCGGACTCCGAGGCCAGCAACGCCGCCAGACGGTCCGGAATGTTTAACAAGTTGTCGCGCACCGTGCGCGCCAAGGTGAAGGCCGCCACCTGCACCTCGTCCCGGCTGACCAGCTTGCCGGTCTTCTCCTCGAACTCGATCTTGGCCAGCCGCGCCAGGTAGCTCTCACGGATGGCCCGCGCCCTGAAGTAATCAAGGCCACCGACAGCCTCTCCGCGCGAGGTTTCTGTTTTGCGATGCGCCGCCCTGCCTTGTCTCGGCCGCGTCCTGGCCTCCCAGTCCGCATCGGCTTGCTCGCTGTCGATCCGCCCATCCGGCGTGGTTTGAATCCGCCCGGTCTGAATCGCCTTCTGGACGGCTGAAAGCCGCACACCGCGATGTCTGGCGTAAGCCCGCAAGCTCAGGAGCGGCATTCCGTACCACGGCTAAGTCCGCAAATCGACCACCGACCACCTTTTCCGTTGCCTGCCGCTAGCGAAATCGTGCCATCCGGCAACCCGCCGCCTCGCCGCCCCGGAAGGACCCGTAAGTTGCGTGGAATCAGTACATTCCACACACTGGTGCCACTCCGGCTTGTCGGCCAAGTCCGGCCACGGCCTCGTATGCGGTTGAAATCCGCCCGCGATGATGCGCAGAAGCCTGACCATGTTCCGTAGGATGGAGGCCATTTTCACTCACCTTGACATAAGCTACTGATTCTGTTAGGATTTAACCGTGCGCTTGATCCGCCAGCGGAACGGCCTCGACTGCGGCGTCGCCGTAGCAGCGATGCTGGCCGGCTGTCCGTATGCAGCGGCCAGAGCAGCGGACCCTGACCCAGAGGCGATGCATGGCTTTTGGGTTCAGGAAATGGTCGACTGCCTCGGCCGCATCACAGGGTCTCGCTGGGCCGTCTCCCGCCGGACAACCCTGCCACCCGGCCCGGCGGCCGTCATAATCCGCCCGGCCGGCCGCCGTATCGGCCACTGGATCGCTTGGGACGGCCGGCGCATCTTCGATCCGCAGATGCGCCAGCCGTTCTTCCCAGAGCGGTATCCGCGCAGGAACTGGGAGATCGTGCGCGTAGTGTATCAGCCAGGCTAGCGCCGTCCACCCCGGCCTCCACCGCGGCCTCCACCCCGGCCTCCACCGCGGCCTCCACCCCGGCCTCCACCGCGGCCTCCACCCCGGCCTCCACCGCGGCCTCCACCTCCGCCGACACCTCCGCCGACACCTCCGCCGCCACCGCGGCCCTCAATTCGTCCCATGCTGTTCCTCCTTTCTCGCTTGCTGGCGCATCCGCTTTCGCGCCGTCGGCCAACTCTCAAACCATATGCACCTTGGCCCACTTGGAATCTTACTCGCAAGCCAAGTGATAGCACCCGGCTCTCCGTAGATCAGCAAAGTCTCGGGCTTAACTTGCCTGATCGCCTCGCAGAGTCCGTCGATGAAGTAATCCTTGCCCTTGCGCGACCTTGTCGTGCGGCATTGCACTCCGGCGACCGGGACGCCGCACGGAATCCCGGCGTGAGTGAACTCGTAGCTGCGCTCATCCGACCAGTTCAGGCTTGGTATCACCTTAATCCCGGCCTCTTGCCAATATCTACCGCACCATCTAGAGCGGTAGATGTTCCAAAGCTGTACAGCCATAGGATCATCGCGCCAGACGCTAAAGTCTGGCGTTAATATGCTACCCCAGCCAAATTCCTTGAACTCTTCTACGACCGCAACGGCATCATTCCATAGATTTTCAAACCGCCAGTCATCCACATAGAAGGCGAGGACTCCTCCGGCCGCATCCTTTCCGAACTTAGCTGTTCGATAAATGAACAGTGTCTTAGATGCATCCTCCACTGGCCCGCCGTACCACATTCTGTCCGGCACCTGCGTGGATAGCATATCCGGGAGAAGGTCGGGGATGCCCCATTTATTCGACGAAGAGAAAATGGCATCCTCGCGCAGTGCATAGATTCCGCGCGACGCCGGATCATCCAGTTCCTCGTCATCTGGATCTATGCTGTCTTCGGCCTCCGATAGCAGCTTCTCTAGCTCTTGCTGGTTGAACCCTGTTAAGCTGGCGTCGAAGTCTTCCTCCCGCAATGCCTCCAGCTCGATCCTCAACATCTCCTCGTCCCAGCCGGCGTTCAATGCGAGCTTGTTGTCGGCGATCACGAGTGCCCGCCTCTGCGTCGGCGTCAAGTGGTCGAGCACGATCACCGGAACCTCAGTCAGGCCCAGCTTCCGAGCCGCCAGCAGCCGCGCGTGGCCGGCGATCATCACGCCGTCGGACCCCACTAAAATCGGGTTCACAAACCCAAACTCGGCGATCGACGCCGCTACTTGCGCCACCTGCTCGTCGGAGTGCGTGCGGGCGTTCCTGGCATACGGAATCAGCCGCTCGACCGGCCAACGCTCGATGACGTCAGCCAGCCTGCATTTATCGCCGCGCTTGGTGCGCGCGCCACTTCGAGCCATATTCGACGGCTTTACTTCTTCGCGTACGGCTCTGTTACCGGCGTGCCATCCGGGTTGGCAAAGTGGGCGAGCACGGCGGAAATCCCTTGCACGACAGAGAGGATCACCATCGCCCAGAACTTGCCCTTGGGCGGGAGTAGGTCTTGAGTCGCGTTGATGGCTTGAGCAACCAGCGCGAGCAACTGAATCACCACGTTAACGGACAGCTTCATATTAGATAACTCCTTGGCCTGCTTTATGATAGGCCTAAGACGCCAGTAGATCCTAAGTTCGCGGATCACAAGGTCCTCGGGAAAGACATGGTTGCGGGGGTGGGAATCGAACCCACGGCCTGCGGATTATGAGTCCGCCGCGCTACCGCTGCGCTACCCCGCGTCATATTGGGCACCAAACATTCTCTGACAACTTGCAGAAAGATTGGGCGCACTTCATCTGGCGCGTAGTTGGTTCCCCAGCGAGCACCACCGAGCCGCTTTAAGTCCCAGCATTGGCCGACCGGCATTCGGTCGAGAAAGCTATATCTCGTTCCCATGTATGCTGTTAACGGCAGCGGCTTATCGCCGTGGCGGCGCGGGACCATAATGGCGCGCTTAATCTCGCCCTTGCGGGACTTGATCACGCGGGCGATAAGCCCGGCCGCCTGCATCCGTTGAAGCGCGGCCGGGCCAATGGCCCCACATAGCTCACCGTCTGCCCGATAGATTGGGATTGACTCCGGCATGTTCGCCGCCAATGCGGGGAAACCGGTGAATCCGGGCACACTCGTCCCGCCGACAACTGCTGCGGGGGTGGATTAACGACCGCCCCGGCGGTCGGCTAGGCTAAACGGCGAACCCCGGACGTGTTGCCGCCTGCCGGTTCTGGCTGGCGCAAGTTGCCCCAAAATGCAGCCCGCTCTTTGAGCCATGCCAGATATGCACCCTCCGTTCCGTGTGGAAACACAACGCGTTCATGGCGACGCCTAACTGCTCTGCCGCCTTGCTTTTCCATGCGCAGCCAACCAGTGATTCGAACCGGCATCTACCGCCTGCATTATATTATACGCTTTAAGTGGGGTATTTTGTACCGGTTTGAATCTCAGATTTTTTCAACCTAAAGAGTGCGCGGCGAAGTCTTTCGGAAATCTTGACCCGATGTATGCCCAACTTCTTGGCAGCCTGCTCATGGGTGAAACCGTAGACATAGACAAGCTCTACGGCCTGTAACTGCTTCTTTGTCAATAACTTCTTGAGCCTTGCGCGATCCTGGCAGAGCATCCAGACCGGAGGGGCTACCGCCGGTTCGGAGAAGACCTCCTCGTGGCGGAACCGAGCGGAATTTCTGATGTAGTCAATGGCGTGGTTTTTTATGATCGACTGGAGATAGGTCTCCAGTGTCACCCCGCGCCAGCGCTGATAATTCCACCCCCGGGTCATCATGCGCAGCGCCACCTCTTGCACCACGTCATCGAGATCAAGGCCGCCGGAAGCGCAATGCGCGGCGATAACACCCTTGGCTATTTTGCGGATGGTGGGAAGGTATTGCTCGACCAGCGCGTTGCGTTCCTCTGTGGTCATGGCGGGTCGTGATGGCTTTCCGGCCATTCGCTACGCTCTCAGCGGCATAACAACCGCAACCATGCCTCCGCCATTAAAGAGAATCGCATCCTCCGGCCCATTCCACTGCATCGTCACATCTCCGTCTCCGATGGCAGACAGAACGTCAACCAAATAGTCGCCGTTCAGGGCGAATTTACAAGCATTGCCGCCGGTTACAGCCTCGATCTGCTCGGAGCATGATGCCGTAGAATCGGCCTCAGCGTATGCCCGAATCCGCTCTCCGTCGGACTCCAATCGGATCGGTCTCGGCTCTCCGTCTGCAATCACTCGGAGGCGCTGGAAGGCGCCGAGTGCATCAGCACAATTGAACCGCGCCGAGCCGCCATGCGATTTAGGAATCACTCTGGAGTAATCGGGGAACGAACCCGTTGCGCGCCTGGCGATGATGCTGACATCCGGCAACTCGAACTTAATCGAGTTTTCGTCGAGTGTTATATCGCAGGTCTTGTAGCACTCCTCGATATCAGATCCCCTTGAAAACCGCGTGGCCTTTTGAACGAGCAATGCAGCCGGAAGCGGAACCAGCAGTTTTTGTTCCGCAATGGTTTTGCACTTGCCGTAAGCGATAGAAAGCAAATGCCCGTTAGTCGCCACGGCTTCGACGTTGCCGATGACATAGCATGCCAGCAGAATCGAGTTGATGCTGAACCGATCTGGTTCCCGAGAAACGGCGAATGCGGTCTGCTCGATCAAGCGCTCTATGTCGGCCAGCGGAATAGAGATTGAATCCCCGGCGACCGTCGCGCTTTCTGGGTATTCCTCCACCGGAAGAGATTGCATCCGAAGTTCGGATGTCCCAGAGCGGAATGTGGCAGTGCCGCCCTCGATCTCCATGTCGACCGAGTCCGCCTCAAGCAGCGAACAGTATTGGAGTAGTCGCCGCCCCTCGATCAACGCAGCCCCGGACCCGTCGACATCCGCCTTGACCGCGACGTTCACGCGCACCTCAAGGTCTGTACCACAAAGCGAGATGCTACGCTCATCTCTTGGCTCAAGCAGCACCGACCGCAGCGCCGGAAAGTCGCCGCCGCGCGTATTTAATGCGCCCTCACACGCCAGCTTGACCGCGCTGACGAACCTATTTCTGTCAACTATTGCCCTCATTGCTGCCTCCACGAAGTTTGACTAGGTATTTCTCTAGGGCCTCAGCGATATCCTGACCCCATTCTTTATGCCTGACTCGTCCGATGGTCAACACGTCTACATCACAGCTTGGAAGCCGGACCTTAACAAGGAACGTACCGTCCTCATTTCGCTTAACCTCATAGATCCTTCCAAGTTGGCCGCTTGCATAGAATATGCCTGGCCAGTGACTATCCTTGATCCACTTCATTGCTTGTTTCCTCCTACGTGGTCTAAAAACCTTACCGCTGCCGCCGTCATGCGCGCCAAAACAATGCAAACCGCGGCTACCAGCCGGGCACTCAAAGAGTTGGGCCTGCGAACCATGATCGAGAGGTAATGCTCGGCATCCAACAGCTCCTGGTAGGCCTCCTCCGCCGGGTCCGCGATAGCATGAAACCCCGGCCCTCCGGCGTGCGCCATCGCCCCGCGCTTGAACTTCGCCACAAGCGCTCGGCGATGCGGCATATCGAGGAAGCGAGGATTACCGGGCGCACGGACCCTGCGGGAGCTCAGTCTGCTCATGATTTGACTCCTTTTCGCAGAAGCGTGCGCAGCTCACGCCGCAGCTTACGAACTTCTTTCTCGAACCTTCGCGCCGCCGCCAAGTAGTAACGCCGATTCGCTTTGTAAATCTCAATGTGCTCGCGCAGAGCTTCAACTCTGCGCGGCGGAATCTCTCGCGTAGGATCACTTGATGTTTGGCCGGCAATTTTAAACGATCCGGCCATGCCCCTTCTTTCCCATGCCGCGCGCTGCTTGGCGCAGATTGCGTCTGCCATTGGGTCAGGTGAGTCCATGTTGTTCCTCCTCGATCCGCACATTAAACCAGCTAATCTGACTTCTCCAACTCTTTCTCATAGAATCCATCTAACACAAGTGCGTGTACAATTTGAGAAAAAGTCTCCCACGGTATCATGACACCAACACAGCCATCGTCCCCTACATGCACGTTTGACAGCCAGACGCCAAGTCCAGCCTCCAGCTTTTTGAAACTAATCGTCGGTTCATCCATGCTCTTTCCTCCGCGCCCGCACCCCTCCTCCGGTCGTTGTTACACTAAAACCTCGCCTCGCCATGTCTTGCCCCGCCGGGCCGAGCCCCGCCATGCCAGGCCTTGCCGCGCCACGCCGGGCCAGGCCGCGCCGGGCCTTGCCCTGCCGAGCCTTGCCCGGCCAGGCCTAGCCGTGCCGAGCCGCGCCATGCCCGGACCGGCCATGCCGTGCCGCGCCATGCCCAATCCAGCCCAGCCTCGCCACAATGCAATCCCACACAACTTGTCTTGCCAATTACAGCCCCTCCGCAACTAAGTCATCAATCGAAGAGGCTACAATTACATCCCAGCCTTCGTCCCGGCTCTGCCAAATCCAGAGCTCTTGTGTTCGACGCAGCTTGCCGCCCGGCCGCTTCACTTCGATGTACACACAGTCGCATCCGGTCGCCTGCCATTCGCGCCGGCGAACTGCGATGTAATCCGGCGTTCCGGCATCCTCGCGCTTCGCCTTAGCCTTCGGGCCGCTGATGTCCGCCTCCAGCCGGTGGACGCGCCAGCCTCGATAGCGGAGATAGTCACAGATCTGCTGCGCGATCTGATTCTCGGTAGGAACCGGCTTGCAAGTAGCCCCGCTTCTCCGCATGTTCGCGTGACGTGAACCATCTACCGATGAAATCGCCTTGTGCTTCATGCCGCATTCTCCTCACTGTCGGCAGTAAGATCGTCAAACCTAGTGCAAGCGTGGTTGAATGCCAACCGGATCTTGCCCGTCGGCCCGTTGCGCTGCTTGGCTATAATCAGCTCCGCAATGCCGCGCAACGCAGGGTCGTTCTGCTTGTAGACCTCCTCGCGGAAGATAAACGCAACAACGTCCGCGTCTTGCTCAATCGAACCGCTCTCTCGCAGGTCACTGAGCAGCGGGCGGCGGTCAACGCGCAGCTCCGGAGCGCGGCTCAATTGGGAAAGCGCGAGAACGGGCACACACAGATCGCGCGCCAGTATCTTGAGCCCGCGAGATATCTCACTTACAGCTTGCACGCGATTATCTACCTTCTCTCGCGTGGTCATCAGCTGGAGATAGTCGACAACCACAATGCCGACCGGACATTGGGCTTGCGTCCGCCGCAGCGAAACGCGCATGTCGGCCAAGCTCGCGCTTGCTGTATCGTCAATGCATATGGGAAGTTCGACAAGTTTTGCGGCCGCGCGTTGCAGTTTCCGGCGCTCTTCGGCATCCAGGTATCCGCACCGATACCGGTGTGAGTCAACCCTCGCCGACGCACACACCAGACGCTCGATCAACGCCTCCTTTGACATCTCCAGCGAGAAAATAACGGCGGCTTTTTTGTATTTCTCCGCCACGTGGTGCGCGATGTTCAATGCCAGCGCCGTCTTGCCCATCGATGGCCGGCCCGCCAGTACGATCAGCTCGCCTTCGTGCAGTCCGCCGGTGAGCTCGTCGAACCGCTTGTAGCCGGTGCTGAGGCCGCGGCTCCGCGCCATCGGGTCGAGCAAGTAATTCAGCCCGCCTTCATGTCCGTCAATGATCTCAGCTATACTGGCCGGCCCGGAGCGGCTTCCATCAGATCCGATCTGAAGCAGCCGCGTAGAAAAGTCGACCAGTATCTCGGCGGAGTCTTTTTCACTGGACGCGCATGTTTGACTTAACTCATGGCTCAGGTAGATCAAGCGCCGCCGCAGCGCCTTTTCCTTGATCACCCGGATGTAGCTATCGATGTTCTCTATCTTCGGCAGCCCCTCGTCCAGTGAGACTAAGTAGCCGTAACCGTCGCACGCTTCGAGCTGATTGTTACGCTTCAACTCCTCAGCCACGGTGAGATGGTCGATCTTCTCCCCGCGGCTGTTCAGCTCGCCCATTCGCAAGAAGATTCGCCGGTGCTTTTCCAGGCTGAAATCCTCCGCTCGGAGGATCGCCGCCACCTGAGGGAACAGCGAATCGTCCAGCAGCACGGAGCCCAGCACGAAGCGCTCTGCATCGAGGTTTTGCGGCAGCTCATCCCGCTGGCTCACGCGTCACCTCCGGTAATCTCACGCTTGCGCTTTTCGTCCTCCCACGGTGGAATCCATTCGGCGTATGGATCTACGCCCTCGCTCGACGGCGGGTGAAGCCGCTCAAACTCCTCGGTGGAGATCATGGGGACTTCGCCCGAGTCCTCCCCGTCCGGCGGGGGATATTTCCAGCCTTGATCGAGGATGAATTGCGCCAGCGTGGGAGCCTTCGCGCCGTTTTTCCAGCGCCACTCCTCAGACCTGATCCAAGCGTCATGTCCGCGCCGGAATTCGTCCTGCATTTCGGCGGTCTCGATGCCGGGGATCTGGGACATGTACTGCTCGGCCAGCATCCGGTCGCGTTTCTTCGGATGTGCTCGGTAGCGTCCCTCGAAAAACTCGTCGAGAGGCGCTCCGTTGGAGCATGGGGGGGTAGGGGGGGCCTGTATTATATGATTATGATTATGATTAGCATTGCCGTGGCATTGCCGTGGCAATGCTGTAGCATTCACAGTCTGCAATGCCGCAGCAATGCCGTGGCATTGCCGTGGCATTGCCGTAGCATCGGCGTTTTGTTGATAAGTCTGGACTTGCGCGTTTTGATTGCCGGAATCGATTTTTGCCCAGCGAAGGGTAGCTTTGAACTTTGCTGAATTTCTGCGGTTTTCGATTTTCTCCAATTCCTCGAGCAATCTTTTATTTCCGAGCCGAATTAAAGAATTGTAACCTGAATCTACAGGCACGAAGCACTTGCCGACCGCCCTCCACAGCCGCCTCACGGTGCGGACTGGACGGCCCATGACCCTGGCGAGTTCCACGAGGTTCCCCGGGATGCTGCCATTGATCCAGCAATGGTTCAGGCACCGGACGTAGAAGCCAACCTCTTCGTCGGTCATGCCCTTGACGTTTTCGTCAGTTTCGAAGTCTCCTGGATACATCGGATACCACGGGTTTCTTTTTCCAGACATGCCTATCCTCCCCGTTTTGACATCTTATCACCACCTAGTAACCTTTAAGTAGACGTAGTAGTACTCAATAATGGCCCCTTCCGGCAATTCAGTAGCGCCCTCCGGAAGCCTTGGTCCTCGATATTGGCAGACTACCAGTGTGCTTTCTGCGCCATCAAGGCGAAGCGTAGACCGATTGACGGGGAGGTTTAAGCCTAGATCGTTGCTCGCACGGACAGCGATAGCTTCATGTCCCAAGTAGGAAATGGCCTCTATGTAAGGTGGCTTTATGAGCTTCCGCGCCTCATGCGTAGGCAGCTTCGAGATGCATGCCTCGACGACCTCGCCGTCGTTAATGTCCGGCAACATGTTTAGGGAGAACGCGTTGACGATGTACGCTTTGCGAGTCATTTTGTCTCTCCTTTCCTTTCGAGCATTCCATTCATGGCTTTTGCTCCATAAGCCGCAACCAGATCTGTTCCGGTGTCTTGCCGAGGTAAACAGCATCAGCGCCGTGGCCCATTGTGGCGCAGAATGGATCAAGGATCAGCCACAGGTTTAGCCCGCGACCATCTTGAATGGAGTATTCCAGCCAGATGCCACGCTCGCCGGTCCAGTATACCGACGCCATCGCAAAACACCCGCGCTTTGCTGCGTATCGACGGAGTCGTCGTTCGAACAAGCTAAGTTGCGCAAGCAGGGCCCGCGCCTCCCTAGCGCCGACCTCAACAGCCAAATGCCCGACCGCCTTGCGCACGCCAGAAAGATCACGCACGCTCCGGCAGCGTGCTCCGCCGACTAAGTCGATGAGTTCTCCTGGGCTGGCTCGCATTCAACCAACCCTTCCGTCTGCGCCGTTCTCTGCCCCAAACAATTTCAAGGCCTCGGCGGCCCCAATTAACTTTCCGCGCTTTTCCACGGCAGAAGCGATGAGTTTCTGTGATTTCGGCTTGAGGCAGAGCCGCAATGCGCCGAGTGAGGAGAGCAGCACGTTGAATTCCGTGCGCTCGTCCGGCTTCAGCTCAGCTGCCCTTTCCGGCACAATCGTGGCCATTTTGCGCAGCGTCCAATGCACCTTGCGCTTGACCCTGGCCTGCTCCTGGAGCCCGTGACTGACGGTCTCGCGCGGGCCGAGATACTTCACGCCGATGTTGTCCTCGCAGACCGTGACCATCTCGTCGACGAGCAGAGCCTTGCGCCGCGCCGTGCGGAGGTATCCGCGGCCCCGGTGGCTCTGAGGGTCGACGCCCATTGCCTCGTGCAACTCGCCGTATGTAACGACCGCACCATAGCCGCGGTCTTTGAGCGTCCGGATGAGTTTGTAGGCCGCGAGCGCCTCAAGGGAGATCTGCGCCACCGAGCCGGCCTTGTCACTGTTGGCGATGCTTTCGCCGTTCGCGTTGTTCATAGAATGCTCATTGTTCATTGTGAGTTCCTTTCGTTGTTACACTAAAACCTCGCCTCGCCATGTCTTGCCCCGCCGGGCCGAGCCCCGCCGTGCCGAGCCTTGCCATGCCACGCCGAGCCGGGCCGCAGGAATCCATGATTGCTGTGTCCTCGCCTCGACTTGCCGAGCCGTGCCAAGCCCGGCCATGCCCGGACCGGCCATGCCGTGCCACGCCTCAGGAAGCTCGTCACTGCCACTTCAGGCCGACAACCTCGAAGCGGCCGTAAAACCCATTGTTGCGCGGGCGGAAGCGCCCGATGCCGATGAATTTGCCGGCCTCCTCCAAATGCTCCAGGAACACATCCTCCGTGATCAGGTTGTCCAAAATGTGAAACGTCACCTCGCCCTCCCACTGCCGGATGAGCGGGAAGCACTTCATAACGCGCTTCCCGGAGCCGCGGACGCCATCGGATGGCACGTGCAGCCATTCGCCCTCGACCTCCTCTTTGCGAAGGGGCAGAATCAGGGGCTCGAGCACCAAAACACCGGCCTCAAAGTGCTTCGTGTATGTAGACTTACCTTTCCCGGGTATCTGCTTGCCCAAGAACTTCGCCGCTTCGGCGAGGCAATTTTTGAATGCCATCGGCGGGATGAAGATCCGGCCATCGTCCGTCACATGGCATCTCTCGCGCCATGTGCGCCGCTCGTGGTCGTCGGCAGTCTCCTTCGGGTCGCGCGGAATCGCATGATATCGACTCTGCGAATATGGACTTACTGATTTTAGTCTTGCACTTGCGATATGCATTTTCAGCTCCTTGACTTACCTTGTTGATGTGCGCACGCCGAAGCGTGCGAAAAACCTCGCCATGCCTCGTCGCGCCTCGCCGGGCCGGGTCCCGCCTCGCCCAGCCGCGCCAAGCCAGGGCGCGCCGCGGAAACACATTAGTGCGGTATCCTCGCCTTGCCTAGCCCGGCCACGCCCCGCCGCGCCCCGCCGCGCCGTGCCATGCCAGGCCATATCCAGCCACGCCAAGCCAAGCCGCGCAAAGCTTGATCTAGCCTCAATCCCTCCCGACCATCCCACACGACTCCAGCGCCCCTCTCGCCTCCTCCAACGCCTCAGCCAAAAGGCGCGCCTCGTGTGATTCGCGCAGCGCCTGACATGCGGCTTCCCAGCCGCGCTGATAGTCCTCGGATGGGAACGGAGCGGACGGAATAAATCCATGCTGCATCCGGCTGAGCAAGAGGCCAGCATTCAAGACGATGTGCTCAGTATCGTCTATCGGATCGCCGGACGCGATTATGCGCACGACGTACTCCGGCGCCGGTCCGTCCGCCACCTTAGCGTAACGCGCCTCTCGCATCAGATCCATCCAGCCTTGTTCGAAGTGCCAAGTGCCAGAAGGCGCCTTGATGCCGCGCCGACACAGCTCCCGCGCAGCAGCCACAGCCGCCATGAGCCGGATGAGGCACAAGTGGCGGCGCAGCTTTCGCGCATCGTCTGCGATGATCGCGGTGGCTTCGGCCTCTCCGCGTTGTCTGATCAGATCAGCGTAGTAATCCATGTCGTTCACCTCATTTAGTCTGAAAGCAATCCTGACACTGTCACGCCGTGCTCATCAAATCATTCCTTTTAGCGCGGCTACAGCCGCAGCCAATGATGCGATTGTCGCCGCAAGCGAGAGCGCCAGTATCCGGCGCAGAAGCTCAATCCGCGCAAGTAAGCGGCATTCTCGCGCGTAGGATTCGCGCAAGGCCGCTTCGAAGTCGATCAACCGAGAGCGGTGAACCCATTCCGCATCAACCGGCGGCGGCGGATCGTATTTGGCGCGCGGCTCGTCGTCAACTCGCACTCCGAGCCGCCGAAGGAATTCCACGTCTCGCCTAGTCAGTTCGCGTTGCATTTCCGATCACTCTGGACTCGTCTCACGATCTCGTCCAGCTCCTTCTGTGTCAGGGGGCGCAGCCTGGGCCGGAATGGCCTCATGGTGCTCGCCCGCCGCGCGATAAGATCCAAAAGGCGAATAAGTATCATTCGTGTTCGTTTCATATCTACTTAGCCCCACGCAGTCGTTGGATGGTAGATAAAAGCTCACTCCTGTTATGCAGCCACCTGCTTGCAAACTCCGCGTCCCTCTTGGCGAGTTCGGTTGGATTAGGAAGCGTGCTCAAGGTTCCTAACACCCAGGCAGCCATGTCGTATCTGTGCGCCGCCTTTTTCTCGCACCATTCGGCGGCAACTTGCAGCATGGTTCGTAGCGGGTCTCCGCCCTTGTGACTTTCCAGAAGCTCCGGAAGCCACACCCGGAGCGCCGTGCCCGGAGAAATAAAGCGACCATCGGGGTCTCTAGTAATTCGCATTGCATTCCTTCTCTTTTTCGCGCATCTGCTGAATGTCGTCCGCGCCTTTCTCGTAGCTGCGCGCAGCAGCCAGGGCTTGCTCGATCCAGCGGTCCGAAATCGGGCGGCCGAGTAGCACGTCCGTTCGCACTGCGTGAAGTACATCCAGTAAAACCCCGATTACGGCGAACATGTCCCGCTCCTCAGGCGGAAAGCACCTGGCGCACAGCCCCTCGCGCCACTCAAGGTCACTGCGGTCAACGCATAGATCCCTACCGCAGTGTTCGCACGTCGGATGCTCGTCGTAGCTGTCTTTCCAGCCACACCGGCAGTCCGGTGCGAACTGACTGTCGTCGTAGTAATCTCGCGCCTCGCCGCGCTCCTGCCTCGTGAGCATGTCACTCCTCCCTTGGTCCGCCGCCGGCCAGCTCCAGCGCCTCTGCCTCGCTGACTTCATTCCACGCGCTGTGATCCTCGTTGGGAGTCCACAGCTTTCCCTTGCACCGGAACACATGGGTGCGCGGATACTCGAACGCATCTGGCAGTTCGTGAACCTCCGGGAACTGCAACGCAGGCTGGGTTGCGCTCTTGGCGGCTTTCGCGGGCGGTTTCGGTTTGATGGAATCCAAGCTGATCGGCTTGGATGGAGCCTCGATCGCGGCCGGCTCCAGCATATCCACCGAAAAGTCCATCTCATCGTCCCGCTCAATCGCTTCGCGCGTCTCGGGCGAAAGTGGCAGCCATTTCGAATGACGCCTGAACACGGTCTTCTTCGCCATCTCGTCGAAATGATCGCGCCACGGTCCGCTCTGGGCGGCCCGGCTTTGTGATCGGATCTTTTCCACCTCGGCGATGGACATCACGCAGAAATCCTCGCCCCCATCACGCATCCGCACATATGAGTAGGCGCAGATAGGCCGCTTACTGGTGCGGTCGAGCTTCGGCGTGTGCCGCAAGTGGGCGTCCGTGCCATAGGAGAACGAAAAATCGTCCTCAGGGTACACCACATCCGCGTGGACGTAAGATATGTCTCCGCTGCGGTGTAGTAACTCCAGTATTCCCTTGTAGTCGAGGATCAACTGGATCTCGATCTTTCCGGTCTTAGTATTTTGGAATGGGATTAGGTGAGCCCGGCGTCCGTCCGGCTCGATGCCAAGGGACGCGAGATCCAACAGGGCCTTGAACAAGGACTCCTTGCTGCTCTTGAGGAGCTCCGGCTGCCGCGTGCACGCGCTGTAAGCCACGCGCACGAAACGGTCCGGCTTGACCGCGCTCGGTAGCGCCGCCGCTACCGCTTTCCTGAAATCATCGCTGCGCAAGAGATCCCTCACGGTCTTCTGCTGCGCCGGCGACGGTACTACTGCCTCACTGCTACTCATTGCTTCCTCCTGTCGATGTGGATTGAATAGAAACCGGTCTCCTGGCATATGGGCACTCGGACCAGTAACCACACCAGCGCTCCGAGCACCACCATGAATCAAGCGGCGCGGGAACAAAAACTCCACGGCGGATTGCCTCACTCGCCGCCGCAATGCGCTGAACCAGATGATCGAAATCCTGCGGAGAGCGGCTGCTTACGATTTGGACGAGCTTGGGCTCTTTGGTGTGGACGAGATAGTCGAGCGCCACCTCCTTCGGCAGCTCGCCATCCTCCTTCCATACGGCCATCGCGTACATGCTGAGCTGCACGCTGGTATGGGCGTCAGTAGGCTGCGGAGATTTCTTTGAGGTCTTGGTGTCGCGGATTGCCCGCGCGCCCTCCTGGATGTCGATGACACCAGAGAGCGTGAGATCAGCCCCTTCGACGTCGAGCTCCCATTTGCGCTGGACATGCGTCGGCTCTATCCGCGGCGCGGCTTTCTCGTGGTGTAAGCCGGCCAGCATCACGCTGGTGTCAATCGCCTCGGCCTTGGCCTGGAGCTTGCTCCAAGCGGCTTCCTGATCGGGCTCAAGCCGCACGTCGTCCGTCCAGTTGTGGTCCACGGCATCCCGCGCGATGTCGAGCACGGCGTCCTTGGGAAGCAGTGTCCCCTTTGCGATCTTCTCGGCGAGGTTCTTTGTCACCGCCTCGTCGACGCTCTTTCCGACGATCAGCGCCCATCCGGGCGGCTTTACGATTCCCCTGATGTAGCGGAATTCATACTGCACCCCGCACCGGAAGAGCATCTGAAGAGAGGTGGCTGAGAGCCTCATTTCCGCTCCATAAAAGGCGGGCGCACCCGCCCGTGGCTGGCGGATGGGTGCGCCCATTGGGGAGGAGAAGGAAGGATGGCCAGGCCAACACCGCGTCCGGTCCCTGCGTCTGGCTTTGGTCCGGCAAAAATCACTGGGTCCAGCATATTGCAGGACTGCCGGTCTGTCAAATGGCCAAAATCCACCCGATTTCGCAAGTGATTGAAAACAAAGGAAATAAAGTTCAAAAAAAATATTGACACGGAGGTGAGGTGGTGATAGTATGAAGGCATGAAGAAGAAAAAAATGACTGATATCTACCGAGGAATAGTGAACGTTGGCGGGGACATTTCCACCGCCAACTTGATCATGCTGTGGCACGCCCGGCCCGCCAAAAAGCTGCGCGGCATGCTGCGGCTGGTCGAGGCGGGGCACACTGTCACCACCGCAGTAGATGTACTGCTGATCGACGGCAAGCGAGCGCCGTGGGCGGCGCTCGAAGAGGCGGCGCGAGCCAGAAAGCCCGC